GTTCTTTAGGGATAACCGAGATTGGAGAGATGCCATAGGAGAAGCGACCTACCGAGATGATGATGAAGAAGTTGGGAGCATAGGGAAATTCAAGATCGATTCTATCGATCAGATGGTTGCCAGACTACGAAAACGAGTAGTAGATCAGGACAAGATCCCTAGAATTGTTGATGAGAGTACAAGGAGACACCTCGAGCACATCGAGGACCTCGAAATCAAAAACAGGAACCAAGCTGATATCATCGAGAGGATGGTTGCCGACCATCGCAAGCAGCAGAGCGAGTCCAATGCCGAGAGACAGAGATTGATGGATCTCCTGAAACTCAAGCGAGAGGATGAGGAGAAGAGGTTAGCGGAGGTCCAGGCTAAGCGCGACGAAATGATGGCTGAAGTGAAAGCTTTGGATGAAGAAGCCAAAGCTCAGGAGAAGGCGTATAAGGCTGCACAGGCTGCAGCTAAGAGAAAGCGAGAGGAAGTGGCTAAGTACGTTACAGAAAACGGAAAGAAAGTCAAGTTCAACGACCCTGAAAAGAGAGCGTTGGTACCCTCGCCAGAACTTCACGCCGAACTCTCCGTTGGAGTAGCCCAAGTCCTGTTGTCGAACAAAGCCAAGAGTGATCTCAACGTGATGATGGATGCAGCATCGACGGATTTAAAAGACTCGGGGAGCACATTGGAGAGTGCTCCGGTAACAAATACAACTCCAGAGACGCGGGAGAATACCGTTGGAGAGCCCCTGAGGAACTCGGAAACGGAGTCCTCTGCGTCGGCTCAGCCAGAGGCAAACCAGATCGCCCAGCCAAGATCCAAACCCAAGAAGAAAGGGAAAGGCTCGAAAGGGCGGTCCGGGAGTACCCCGAACTAGGCAACTTCGGTCCGGCGGACACCACTGCAGAGGCTCAGAAAGCATCATTCATGCTGCAATCTGGGCGCTTCAACTTAGTGGCTCCGCCAACGGACGAGGAAAGAGTTGAAGCTATTACACGGACAGCAGGTTTTTATGCGGAGACAGCTGTCCCCGATGAGTTTAGAGGTCGTGAAGTGAAGATCTCTAGACAACGCATTAGAGATATGTTTGTTGATATGAACATGGACGCAGTCTCTGGGTACCCGTACAGTCTGAGATGGTCTTTGAAAGGGGACATGATAGAGGAGGATACAGAACTCCTTGTTGATCTCGTCCTACAGAGATTGCATGCTTTGGACACATTCGACCCGGATGAATTTGATTTCTACACAAACACCGATTTAGTAGAACGCAACTTGATGGACCCAATATCGATTTTCGTTAAGGGTGAAGAGCACACGTTGAAGAAAATTGAGGAAAGACGAATGAGACTGATTATGAACTGTTCCATTGTGGACGAGGTGGTCGAAAGACTGCTGTTCGGATGTCAGGATCTGAAGGATAAAATCAATTGTTACGACCCGTGTGGTTCTGCAGGTGGTTGGGATTGGTCGACTGATGAGGCTGCTCAGAGATGTTACCAGTCTTTGAGACCTTGGTTGGATGACGCAGCAACAAATGACGCCAGCGGGTGGGACTGGTCTCTGAATAAGTTTCTCTTCGAGGACGAATTGCAAGTGAGGAAATGCTTGAACAAAGCTACCGAGCAATCAGCCTGGTGGAGGATCGCAAGAAACTATGTCAATTGCATAACTCGGTCGGTGTATGTCCTTAGTGACGGCACCATGCTGGTGACCCAATACGACGGGATCCAGAAAAGTGGTCGTTATACGACTACGTCGAGTAATGGTCGCATGAGGAACTTAGTAGCTTGCATGATGGGTTGTAAGATGAGTAAATCTTCAGGTGATGACAATCTGTCGTCATATCATGAGGACGCAGTGGAGAAGGCAAAGAGATTTGGGATAAGGTTAACCGATTACAGAAAGGTCGACCCTAGACAGGGGTTTGAATTCTGTTCCCAGATTTTCACGCCGGAGAGAGCTATCCCATTGGGATGTGCTAAAGCACTCAGGAATTTACTCGGAAAGAAGCCCGACATAGCAAAACTGCAGATCTTCAGGAGGGAGTTTCGACACTCTCCAGACATAGGTAGAGCAGAGAGGGCGCTGCAGGCCTACGGTTATTTAGGTCTTTGCCCAGCGGGAAAGGGCATTTAGCAATGGCGAAGAAACGCTCTAAGCGTAACGGTAAGAAGAAAGCGGGAGCACCATCGCGCAAATCTTCTATGAAAAGCAAGAAAGGGACAAGAGCACTAGTGATGGCTGGTGCTAATGCCAATGCCAGACGACAATACATGAATCTTGTGAGAGATCCATGTTATGGGCCTCTTGTTAGGAGTGTGTCAAGCAACACGGGCACAAGCTTGATCCAGAGAGT